CGAAATTAAATTTAGAACAAAATGGAACCAATGAAAATTTGTCATGTAGCTACGGGTATGATACCAATACCTCCAAATGGTTGGGGGGCGGTAGAAAGAGTAATTTGGGCGTATAAAAGCCGATTGGAGAGGCTTGGACACCATTTTGACATCGCCTATGTAAATCATGTACCAAAAGAAGAAAATCTAATTGTACACGCTCACATAGCCAATTTAGCATTGGAATGTAGAGACAAGGGAATCCCCTACGTTTATTCTTTGCATGATCACCACTCGGAATGGTATGGTAAGGGAAGTTACGTGTATAATCAAAATCTTGCCGCTATTAAAGGATCTATCATTTCTTTTACTCATGCCGAGTATTTGATAGATTATTTCGATGACACGGATAAGCTATTCTTCTTACCGCATGGTGTGGACACAGAATTTTTTGTCCCGAATCCCAATCCACCTACACAACACAAACTTTTGATGTTAGCGAATAACGGGTTGGCGGGAAATAGTGGATTTGATAGAAAAGGATTTAGATTCGGTATAGAAGCCGCTAGGAGACTTGGAATGGAAATTACCGTTGTAGGAACCGATAATAACCTAGCTTTTTTTGATGCCAATAAGGACCTTTTAGAATATCAGAAATTGAATTTAGTTGCAAACAACCCAACGGATGACAATACGCTAAAATTGTACCAAGAACACACAATATTTTTACATCCAAGTATGTTGGAGGCAGGTCATCCAAACCTCACATTGCTAGAAGCCGCTTCTTGTTGTTTGCCTATTGTTGGTACATATCGAGGATCAAATAAAATAGAAGGATTACATATTTTAAATAATATTTCCACCGAATCGGTTCTTGATGGAATAGTTTACACTATTTCTCAATATTCGGATTTACGAAACAAAATGATTGAAGTGAGAGAAAAATATGATTGGAAATATGTTTGTAATCTGCTATCAAAATATTACCATAACGTATTGAAAGTCAACGAACAATATACCACCGAAAAAACATATAAACTTTACTTAGATGCATATAGTAAAACCACAAAACAACCAATTAGCTTATAAACTTTTTGTTTTAGACGGAATATTTTTTGAGATACTAGATATTTGGGATGATAAAAAGGAATACCTAGTAAAATTTATTGATCGTAAAAATGAAGTACCTCTAATTTATGAGTGTAAATTAAAAAAGGGTATGTGGGCGAAGGCGGGTAAAAGATATTTATCCGATTACTTTATAGAAATTTGGGATGGAAATGAATTGAAAAAGTCTATTGATGTATGTAAAGAATTTGAAGGAAAGAGAGTTTTTATATCGTTTGATTCTAAATCTTTAGGAGATAGCATATCTTGGATTTCTTCTTGTTTAGAATTTAAAAAGAAGTACAAATGCGAAGTTATTGTATCAACTTTTTTAAACTTTCTTTTTGAAAAAGCATATCCCGAATTAAAGTTTGTAGGAAGAGGAGTGAGGGTAGAAAATATTGTGGGAATGTTTGAATTAGGTTGGTTCTACGATAAACATAGAGAGCCGATTTTACCTTCTTTGATTCCTCTTGGAGCGGCGGCTACTAACATTTTAAACTTACCCTACGTTGAAATCCCTCCAAGGTTATACTTTGAAGATAAAGGCAGACCTTATCAAGAAGAATATATAACTATTTCTACTATTTCTACTTCGCAACTAAAACATTGGTATTATTGGCAAGATTTGATAAATTATTTAAATTCAATAGGTTATAAAGTAGTAGAAGTTTCTAAAGACCCACCCAAGTATGATAATTGTGAATATTTAGAGGATATTTCACTTCAAAACACCATGAATGTCATACATCATAGTAAACTCTTCATAGGTCTTTCAAGTGGTTTATCATGGTTGTCTTGGGGTATTGGTAAACACGTTGTTATGATCTCCAATTTTACTGAAAAAGATCATGAGTTTACGATTAATTGTACAAGGATAATCGATGAATCAATATGTCATGGTTGTTGGAACAACCCCAAATTCAAGTTTGATAAAGGTAATTGGAATTATTGCCCCGAACACGAAGATACACCTAGACACTTTGAGTGTCATAAGTTGATTTCATTCGAGAAGGTAAAAAATGAAGTTGATCAAGTATTATCTAAAGTGTTGACCACCAACCCATAACACAAATGATCTTCTTGTACCCTTAGTAACTTTTGTAACTCTATGTAACATATAGGAAGGGAAGATTATAGTTACACCTGCACCTCTTGGCATAGCTAAATTTCCAACACCTTGAGTTAATTCTAAATCACCACCTTCGTATTCGTCACTTTCCGACAATTGTACGGTAATTGATACTTTTCTCAAACTAGCGGTACTAGGTCCAATATCTTGATGCCAATCATAGTGACCATCCTCACTTGCATAATATTCGGTGTATTGAATGTGCTCAGGCATGGATACTAAATCAAATCTCCAAAGTGCATTGTTAGCGGTTGTAACTAATTCCCCCATTTTCCTATATAGCCACGCCCAATCTTCATTTTGGGGAATCCATTTTATTTTAGATGATCTAACTTCTTTATTGTCATTTACTTGACCTATTGTGGTTGCATCTTGAAAAGGCAAAGTTTCTACATCTTTATAGATTTGTGTTAACTCTGGCTTTGAGAACCCATGTTGAAAGTAATAATAATTTTGAGGGTCATTTAATTGTGGTTGAAAAATTAATCCTACGTGCATATGGTTATTTTTTAGTTGATTTCGTAAATGTAATTTACATAATTTTCTTCCTCTCCAAACCTAGGTGCCACCGATAATGGATTATTTGGGTTTTCTTCGTATGCCCAATCTTTATATCCTAATTCTTCAAATCTTTTGGAGATCTTTTCATTATAATAATACATAATTGATCTTACTCTTCTTTGTATATCTTTCCTTGTCAATTCATGTGAATTTTTCTCATGTATTGATTGTATATATCCTACAACGGGTATTTTTACCATTTTGGTATTCAAAAATGTCCTCACAATTAATTCATAGTCATCCGCTATCGACAACCTTCTATTATGACCACCAATTTTAAAATATAAATCCCTTTTCCATGCTCTTATATGATTTGGTACCCCAACAATGTGGCGTATTGTTTTTGGATTGATATTTGGTGTAACTTGTACATCATAGATATTTTCTTGAAATCTAATCTTTTTATATTTACCATATCCACAAGCGAATCCATCTCCATATATAAGTGTAGTATTATCTTCTTTTAATTCTACAGAATCCGTGTAGAAGAACCCTGCATCTGGATATACGCTCAAAGCATTCATTAATATTTCCGCACAATTTTCTATTAGTTTATCATCGTGGTCAAATTCTGCTAATAGAACGCCATTACATAATGATGCGGCTCTATATTTTGCCTCACCAATTATACCTTTTGTTTTATCCCTAAATTCATAAACTTTAACCCTAGGATCCCAACTCATTACATTTTCAAGAAATTTTTGTGTGTCCCCACTGTCTAATGAATCGTTCACTACAATCCATTCCCAATTCGTATATGTTTGTTTACACAAGTTATCATATTGCTCATATACTTTTTCACCTCTATTGTATACGGAAGTGAAGAATGATATTAATTTACTTTTATCATTATCTAATATATTATTCATTGATAAATCATATATCTTTTGTGATGTATAATCATCAAATTCTTTTTCGGTTATCCATTTATTTCTAATCTCTATTGGTTGCTCACAAAGGTCTTTGTATTTTTGATAGTTTTCACTTATCAAGAGAATCGCATCAGGATCATATTTTGATATTGTTTTTTTTATATCTAGATCTGATACCTTCCAAATTACATTTACATTTCTTTCTTCACTTTCTCCAAAATCCGTGGTTTTTATTTCATGTTTTTCCTCAGATATTAATAATATTCTAGGTAAATAGTTATTCTTTTCTTTTGGTATAATATAATTATAGTATGATAATGTTTTGTTTATATATCGGAAATACTCTGGATTTTCTTTCATTATTTCTTCTACGAGTTGCCCGTCCGCTTGATAACCTTCTCTAAATCTATATTTTTTTAAAACGCTAACGTAGAATGTCAATTGACCTATGTCTACACCTTTTAATTTATTATTTTCTTGAGATGCAATTCTAGTTTCTAAACCCGTAAAATCTTTTCCACCAATATATTGATCTACTACATATATCTTATGTTGACCATCGATTATTTTGGTCATTTCGTTAAAATATTCTGGATGTATTATGTTATCATCATCTAAAAAAATAATATATCCATCTTTGATTTCATCTATTGCTTTGTGACATTGTGGATATAAGTAAT